TCCGATGTTAGCAGTAGTATACAGAACATAATGAAGCTAAGGGATTAGATTATGGCTATTGAACGGGCATTAAACCCCCTACCAGAGAATATGCAGGGGCAAGGGGCTGAAGTTGATCTTGAGATTGAGATTGTCGATCCCAAGATGGTGACGCTTGATGATGGTAGCGTAGAGATAACGCTTGTTCCTGATAGTGGCGCTGGTGAGGATGGAGAGTTTGATGCCAACCTTGCCGAAGATATGGAAGAAGACGAACTTCGAAAGTTGGCAGATGAGGTTATTGGATTAGTCGATGCTGATGTAGATAGTCGCAAGGATTGGGCGGATACCTTTGTTAAGGGTCTTGATGTACTAGGATTTAAGTACGAAGAGCGTAGTGATCCGTGGGAGGGCGCGTGTGGCGTCTATTCTACCGTACTATCCGAGGCAGCTATACGGTTCCAAGCGGAGACGATGAGTGAGACTTTCCCCGCAGCAGGCCCGGTTAAAACAAAGATTCTGGGGGAAGAAACCAAGGACAAGGAAGAAGCAGCGGCTCGTGTAAAGGCCGATATGAACTATGAACTCACCGAACGTATGGTGGAGTATCGTCCCGAGCATGAACGTCTTTTGTATAGTTTAGGACTTTCTGGTTCTGCCTTTAAGAAGGTGTATTTCGATCCGAACATAGGACGGCAGACAGCGGTTTATATTCCCGCCGAAGATGTGATTGTTCCTTATGGGGCATCTCACATAGAGAGCGCGGAACGTGTTACGCATATCATGCGTAAAACCAAGAATGATTTAAAGAAATTGCAAGCCAACGGGTTCTACAGGGATGCAGATATTGGAGACCCTAGGCCGTTCCATACAGATATAGAGGAACGTAAGGCAGAAGAAGATGGTTATTCGGTAACGGATGACGACCGATATACGATGTATGAGGTACACGCTGATATTGTCATAGAAGGTTTTGATGATTCTGACGATGAAATCGCTAAACCCTATGTCATTACTATAGAGCGGGGTACCTCCGAAGTTTTGGCTATACGTCGAAACTGGGACCCAGACGATGAGCTTATGCTCAAACGTCAACATTTCGTACATTATGTATATGTGCCGGGGTTTGGATTTTATGGGCTCGGGCTTATCCATATCATCGGGGGTTATGCCAAAGCCGGTACATCCATTATACGTCAATTAGTAGATTCTGGAACTCTGGCAAACCTCCCCGGTGGTGTTAAGTCTAGGGGTCTACGGATTAAAGGGGATGACACTCCTATTGAACCCGGTGAGTGGCGGGACGTAGACGTACCCAGCGGTTCTATACGCGATAATATCCTGCCTCTCCCGTACAAGGAACCTAGTCAGACACTCTTACAACTTCTTAATCAGATAACCCAAGAAGGTCGTAGGTTGGGCGCTATCAGTGATATGAACATCTCTGATATGTCTGCTAATGCCCCTGTGGGGACTACATTAGCCCTACTTGAACGTACATTGAAGCCTATGGCTGCGGTTCAGGCCCGTGTTCATTATGCCATGAAGCAGGAGTTTAAGCTCCTCAAGGATATAATGTCGGAATATGCGCCTGAAGAGTACGACTATAAGCCTCTTCGTGGAGAAATGGGCGCACGTAGGGCTGATTACGATGCAGTCGATGTTATCCCTGTAAGTGATCCGAACAGCTCTACTATGGCCCAGCGTGTAGTACAGTATCAGGCTGTATTGCAGATGGCGCAGTCTTCACCACAGATATACGACCTGCCGCAGCTCCACAGGCAGATGATTGAGGTGTTAGGGGTAAAGAACGCCGATAAATTAGTTCCTGTTAAGGATGATATTAACCCCACTGATCCTGTTAGTGAGAATATGGCCGCGTTGGTTGGAAAACCCATGCGGGCGTTCATATATCAGGACCATGACGCTCATATTACTACTCATACTTCGTTTATGCAGGACCCGATGATCGCACAGGCAATCGGGCAGAATCCTCAAGCACAGCAGATTATGGCTTCATTACAGGCCCATATTGCTGAACATCTAGGGTTTAGTTATCGTAAACAGATTGAGGAGCGCCTTGGCGTACCGTTGCCGCCGCCTAATGAACCCCTATCGGAAGAAGTTGAAGTCAATCTTGCTAGCCTTGTCGCTGAAGCAGGGAAACAACTTACACAGGCACACCAGCAACAACAGGCACAGAAACAGGCAGAGCAACAGGCACAAGACCCGATACTACAACTCCGTAGAGAAGAAGTGGCAGCCAAGAAGGCTGAAGTGGACCGTAAGGCTAAAAAAGACCAAGCTGATTCCCAACTACAGCAAGCAGATTTATTGCGGAAGGCCCAAAAAGACATGGCCGATGTAGCTGTAGCCGCACAGCAGGTAGAAATAGATAAGACCGAAATGGTCTTGGATGCTAAGAAAGAGAAGTTAAAGGTCGATGCTAATACACGTAAAGAGTCTGATAAACTCGATCTTGAGATATTCAAGGTAGTGACTACTCTCCCTCCTAATATAAGGAAGTGAATTAATCTATGGCAAAAACCGTCTTTGACGTGCTTAAAGATCGTATCGGGGAACAAAAATCCTCTGCAACGGAATTTCTTGCTGGTGGCGGCGCTAAAGATTACGCCCAGTATAGAGATGTGTGTGGTTTAATTCGGGGTCTCAAAACCGCGCATTCTTTCGTAGAAGACCTCTCGCGTAATTATATGGAAGACGAAGATGACTAAATTAGCGGTTAAATCCGAACCTGTTGAAGTAATAGATGAGGAATTAGAAGCACAACTACCTACACCGGTCGGTTACCACCTACTTGTAGCGATGCCGGAGGTAGAAGATACATATAATACTACCAGTATATTAAAATCTGTAACAACCAAGAATCATGAAGCAATTATGTCCATTATCGGACTTGTCCTTGATATGGGTGAGCAAGCCTATAGCGATAAAGACAGGTTTTCTACTGGACCTTGGTGCAAAGCAGGCGATTATGTAATGTTCCGGGCTAATACTGGTACTCGGTTCGTTATTGGTGGTAAAGAATATCGTTTGATGAACGATGATTCTATCGAAGCCATTGTGCAAGACCCCCGCGGTGTTTCGCGTGCATAGGAGATAATTTATGCCTTTCCAGAAAGTAGAGTTTGAATTCCCAGAGCCTGAAGAAGATGGTAGCGCTGAAATTGAGGTAAAACCATCAAGCGCGCTTGATGTAGATTTATCTGGGGGTACCCCCGCCGCCGGAAAAGAACCTGATAAGCCTGATGATGAAATTGAAATCGAAGTTGTTGATGACACTCCCAAGGCTGACAGGGATCGTACCGTATCAGAACCTCCAGAAGAGGTTACGGACGAAGAACTTGAGGATTATTCCGATAAGGTTCGCAAACGGATAAAGCATTTTAGCAAGGGATATCACGATGAACGGAGGGCTAAAGAGCAAGCGTTCCGTGAGCGGGAAGAACTTGAACGGTATACCCAGAAACTTGTTGACGAGAACAAGGGGCTGAAAACTTCCGTTAATAAGAACCAGACTGTTCTTCTGGACCAAGCCAAACGTGTTGCGGGTACTGAATTAGACGAAGCAAAACGTGCTTATAAGGAAGCATATGAGTCCGGTGATACTGAAGCTGTAGTAGAAGCGCAAGAAAGTATGACGACTGCTAAGATAAAAGCAGATCGTTTAGGAAATATACAACTTCCTTCTTTACAAGAAGAAGAAACACCTTTAGAACAAGGTGTAATAGAAGAATCCGCCCCAGTACCGGTTGACGAGCGAGCACAGGAATGGGCAAAAGCTAATACTTGGTTCGGTCACGATGACGAAATGACAAGTTTTGCACTGGGGCTGCATAGTAAACTTGTCAAACAGGGCATGGACCCTAAGAGTGATGAATACTACGATGCTATTAATGCTCGTATGCAGCAAATATTCCCCGAAAATTTCGAGGATGTCGATAGACCAGAGAGAAAGGCCGCAAAACGTCAGGCAAATGTGGTTGCCCCCGCAACGCGGAGCACTTCACCTAAGAAGGTGAGATTAACGCAAACACAGGTAGACCTAGCGAATCGTTTAGGGGTCAAACTTGAAGATTACGCCAAACAGGTTGCAATTGAGATGAGGAAAGCAAATGGCTGAAAATCGTATTGATCGTGAACACGACACAAGAGAAAAAACGGCCCGTAAGAGAGCTTGGCAGAGGCCACAGGTACTTCCTGCACCTACCCCCGAGCCGGGTTATGAATTTCATTGGGTACGTGTCGCCACGCAAGGAGCGGTTGACGCCACTAATGTTTCCTCAAAATTACGTGAAGGTTGGGAGCCGGTTAAGGCAGTAGACCATCCTGAGATTACAATGGTTACCATTGAGCAAGAAAAGTTCAAAGATAATGTTGTAATTGGTGGGTTAATGCTTTGCAAAGCTCCGAAAGAGATGGTTAACGAGCGCAATACTTATTTTTCAGAACAGAGTAAAGCGCAGATTGCCTCTGTGGATAACAACCTCATGAGAGAAAACGATCCTCGTATGCCTTTGTTTAATGATAGGCAATCGAAGGTCACCTTTGGCAATGGAACTTAACTGTAGATTAGGAGTTTAAGCTATGGCTTATCCTACGATTGATGGTCCTTACGGACTTCGACCGGTTAAGATGCTTGACAACTCTCCATATAATGGTGCTACTCGACTGTATCGAATTGCTAGTGGTCAAACCACTAGCATTTTTTATGGGGATGCTGTCCAACTCTTAACTGGCGGCACTGTTTCGCGGGACACCGCGGATGCAGCTATGACACCAATTGGTGTCTTTATGGGATGTACTTTTACCGATCCCGGTACGTCTCAACCCACGTTCAAGCAGTATTGGCCCACTGGTACGGTTGCTAGTGATGCCTTTGCGTATGTGGTCGATGACCCGAACGTGTTGTTCAAAGTCGCTATAGTTTCGTCTGGAACTACTATGTCTAGCCTTGCTATTACCGATATTGGGGCAAATTTGCAGATGGTAGACAATACCGGTAGTACTGTTACTGGCAATTCAAAGATTGCTGGTAATGCTACTTCCGCTACCACGAACACTTTCCCACTTCGTGTAGTAGATGTTGTGACTGAGACCAAAACTTCCGCAACAGCCTTCCCAGAAGCGCTTGTTAAGTGGAATGCCGGTCATATGCTCACCAACACAACCGGCGTTTAGGGGAGTAGTGTAAAATGGCTATTTCAAGAGCACAATTACTCAAAGAACTCCTCCCCGGCCTCAATGCTCTATTTGGTATGGAGTATGCAAAGTACGGTGAAGAACATAAGGAGATTTTCGAACAGGAATCTTCGGATCGTTCTTTTGAGGAAGAAACCAAACTGTCCGGGTTCTCCGCGGCACCTGTCAAGGACGAGGGCTCTGCCATCGAATATGACAATGCTCAAGAGGCATGGACGGCTCGCTATACGCACGAAACAGTTGCAATGGGTTTCTCAGTTACCGAGGAAGCTATTGAAGATAATTTGTATGACTCGCTTTCCGCTCGTTATACGAAAGCGCTGGCTCGTGCTATGGCGTACACGAAACAGGTTAAGGCAGCTACTATTCTTAATGATGCCTTCTCTACCACCTACGGTGATGGCGTAGCTCTTTGTGCTACTACCCACCCACTCGTTAGTGGTGGTACTAACGCAAATACGCCGTCTACGGCAGCGGACCTTAACGAGACTTCTCTGGAAGCCGCCGTTATTGATATCGCTGGTTGGACGGATGAGCGTGGCCTGTTGATCGCGGCTCGCCCAAAGAAACTCGTTATCCCGCCCGCATTGCAGTTTGTTGCTACGCGGTTGTTGGAGACCGAGGGCCGTGTAAGCACCGCTGATAACGACATCAATGCCCTGAAGAACAATGGTGCTGTTCCTGAAGGGTATGCAGTCAACCACTATCTAACTGATACGGATGCGTGGTTCCTTATGACTGATGTTCCTAACGGTCTTAAACACTTTGTTCGTACTTCGATGCAGACATCTATGGATGCTGACTTTGATACGGGCAACAGTCGTTATAAAGCTCGTGAGCGTTATTCTTTCGGCGTGTCTGATCCACTTGGAATTTACGGATCGCCCGGCGCGTAAGACTAAAATATTGAGGGGGGTACTTGTTACCCCCTTCTTTTAGTTATATTATAAATAATCCCTGACAGTCATATTATGTGGCTGACACTAGCCAAGACAGGAGATGAACATGGCTAATACGACGTTTAACGGTTCCGTCCGTTCTGAAAACGGTTTCAAGGTTATAAATGTAGCCGCTAATACGGGGGTTGTTACTGAAACTTCTTCCCAAGCATCTACAGGTATTTTCACCAATAAGTATATCAAGCATGTTGGCTACGCTACAGGCGTTACTGTCAACACTACGGCTGGTGACAGCCCGGCTATTGGTGAGTTTACACAGCCCGCTAACACCATCATTACCAATATCAAGATATTCTGTGTTACGGCTCCTGTTATTGGGACCGGTGATATTGGTTATGAAGTTGGAACATCTAGCTCTGGCGCACAGATTGTAGCGGCTGTTACTGACCAGATTCTTGATGGTGGTACAACTGTCGTAGTTGGCAACGTGACGTTGCCTTCTCTGGTTACACAGACAGAAAGCACCACTACGGCTCCCGCCTCCGTGCAGTACGCATCAGCGGAAAGGACCATCTACTGCAATATTACGAATACTGTAGATGCGACTACTGCCGGTTCCTTCACGTTTATTATTGAGTATGTGCAGGTTGCATAGGGGGAGTAAATTATGTCCTCTGATATTCAGTCTACATTTGTAGAAGCTGCGACAGCAGATACTGATGGTATTTCTACGGCAGCGGGGGTTGCTGATAGTGCTAACTTAGTCCTTGGGGGCGCACTTGCCTCTGGGGGTGCGGTTACGTTCGATCAACCCCGTAATATAACTATTCTTAGTGCCGGGGATGATTCAGGTATTTCATTTACAGTAACGGGCACAGATGAGACTGCCACTGCTGCAACTGAATCCATTACAGGTGCTAATGCTGGTACAGCGACAGGTTCAGCCTATTTTGCAACTATTAGTCAGATAGCAGCGGTAGGTGACCCCGCTGGCGATGTTAGTGCTGGTTCTGGTACTTCTATCGCCGCTCCTATATTCCGAGGTCGTCTACGGCTCCGGGGGCTTTATGCTGTTAATACTGGAACGGCGGGTACGATCACCTTTAGACAGGGTTCTTCGTCTGGTAGCGTTCGTATGAAGTTTAATACTGTAGCTTCTGCAAACACTACACAGTATCCCTATGTTCCTGATGACGGTATCGTGTTTGAAAGTGGTGGGTATGTACTTTACACGCAAACCAATCTGTCTTCGATGACGTTGTTCTATGTAGGTTAGTAGGCGTAAATGCCTAGTAAGAGTGCTAAACAACGAAAGTTTATGGCTGCTGTTGCTAATAATCCTAAATTCGCCAAAGAAGTAGGCGTACCACAGAGTGTAGGAAGGAAATTCGATATGCCATACGGACCGGGAACATACGGAAGTAAAGTTGGACGCCCCCCTAAGAAATTTAAAACAGGCGGTAAACTTACAGACGAAGAAAAAAAATGGTGGGATAAAGAACAGAAGAAGATGATGAAGCGTTCGGGTTTAACATTAGGCCCGAAAAAACGTAGAAGTAGTAGAGAGTTACAAAGTGAATTGGAACTTGCGGAGATCGAGCGCATCAAAGCCTCAAGAGAAAAGTATGGGGATAGGGGTGTGGCGGGGTTAGAGTCGCGTATGGACGAATCCGAAGCCGCTTCTGAATCACGCATGCAAGACCGTGATCTTATTCGTGAATATGGAAAAGATGCCCCGATGGCTAGGAGTTATAGTACCCCAGCTAGGAAAGGTGATGCCGCGGCAGTAACTAGGCAACTAGAGGAATTGGAGTCTGGGAAAAAGAAGGGTGGGAAAATAAAAAAGAAAAAATCATATAACCGTAGCGGTAAAGTTCGTGGTGCAGGTTGTGCTCGTCAGGGTGTTCGTAAAGTTAAAATGGTAACAATGAACGGAGCCTAGTTATGGCTAAGAAGAAGAGTAAGAAAGTTAAGAAGTACTCCCCTGGTGGAGATGTTCGGCGAGACGCGATGGCGTACTCCCCTATGTTTATTCCCGGCGAAGGCATCATAAATCCGCCGGGCAGTTTCGGTGGTCACGGTGGCGCTACCGGGGAGGTAGGGCAGATTCGAAAGTCTGCGGACCGTGCAGGTAAATTTCTATCTGAAGCAGAACAGGCTATCGGTTCCAAAAGAGGTGCTGGTTCGGATTGGGAAAGTATGGGTGGATTCTCGGGTCTTGCGGGTATCGATTTTCCGGACCACCTACTCAACTCCGGTATGAAAAAAGGTGGTAAGGTTAAGAAAAAGAAAAAGCGGTATAATACGGGTGGTAAGGTTCGTGGTGTTGGTAGAGCCGTAACTAAAAAAATGCGCCCGTGTAAAATGGTAAAGATGTAGGGGTCTTAACGGGTATGGCTAATAAATCTATTGATCCGGTTAAAACGTGTAGTGACCACGCAAGTAAAGCGCCAGAAGACTGCTGTAAGCAAATAGCCCGTAAAACAGTTAAAGCAGGGAGTAAAGAAGATGGTTAGATGTAAGGAAGCATAATGGCTACATCCGGCACAACAGCATTTAATCTGGATTTTACCGAGATTGCTGAAGAGGCGTGGGAGCGTGCCGGGAGCGAAATGCGTTCTGGGTATGATCTACGTACTGCTCGTAGGTCTATGAATTTGCTTACTATAGAGTGGCAAAACAGGGGAATAAACCTGTGGACTATAGATTCTGGTACGGTGAGTCTTACCACAGGAACCTCACAATATACTCTCCCAGCCGATACAATAGACTTATTAGAACAGGCTATACGTACTGATAGCGGTAGTACAACAAAACAGTCTGATATTAATATAAGTCGTATTAGTGTTAGTACATTCTCATCCATCCCCAATAAACTTACGCGTGGTAGACCTATTCAGGTTTGGATAGAACGTCTTAGGGATGCCCCTAAGATAAATGTATGGCCTGTACCAGATAGTAATGATTATACTTTTGTGTATTGGCGTATGCGTAGGGTTGAGGATGCTGGTAGTGGTATTGAAACCGCGGATATGAATTTTCGGTTTCTTCCTTGTCTGGTTGCAGGATTAGCGTATAACATCGCTATGAAGACTCCCGAACTAGCACCCCGTCTTGATATGTTAAAGGCTGAATATGAAGCTCAATTTACCCTCGCTTCTGGAGAAGATAGAGAAAAGTCATCCGCTAGATTTGTGCCAAGAATTTCAAGAATTTAACATTGGAGCATGTAATATTTTTTTTGAGGATATGGTTGTAGGTATCAGGTTTGTGTTTGTGTTTTAACTATACAGGAGTTAGTTATGAATATGGTTATAGATTGGGTTGTAAGTAGAATTGTAGAGCCAACTTCTTGGATTGCAGTTGGTGTTGGAGCAATTGTTCTTTCTATGCTTGTACCGGTGGGAGCCCCTTATTTTTTAGGTATTGCTGGTATAACAGCGGTAGCTGGTATGCTTATGAAAGAACAGGGCGGTAAATAGGTTGTAGTGGATGCCTGCGCGGTTCGCATCTAGCAAAAATGCTATCGCAGAATGCGATGTTTGTGGGTTTAGGTACAAACTAGCCGAACTACGTGAGCTTATTAAGAACGGAGTTACTACCAATATAAAAGCGTGTCCTACATGCTGGAATCCTGATCACCCGCAGAACGAATTGGGTAGATATCCTGTAGATGATCCACAGGCTATACGTGGTCCTAGACCAGATTTTGCGGGGTACGCACAAAGCAGAGCGCAGATTATCCCTATTAATTCGTCGGGAGGTCCTAATCCTATAGGAGAGCAACCTATTACATCCATTACTAGTATTGGGCGTGTAGGACAAGTTACTGTGACTACTTCTTAAAGGTGTATAGGTTATGAATTATACAAACCTAAAAGTGAATATACAGGATATCTGCGAGAATACGTTCACGGATGACCAGCTTGCGTTGTTTACCGATCAAGCCGAACAAAAAATATATAATACTGTACAGATACCCGCTCTGCGAAGAAATGTTAGCGGCGCACTTACTTCTGGTAACAAGTATTTATCAGTACCTACAGATTTCTTATACACCTATAGCCTAGCAGTATTAGATAGTAGTTCAGTACATACTTTTCTTATCAACAAGGATGTGAATTTTATAAGAGAGGCGTACCCAAACCCGACTACTACCGGAGTTCCTGTGCACTATGCGTACTTCGATGAGGATAGTTTTATAGTGGGTCCCACTCCAAATGCTTCTCTTAATGTAGAACTTCATTATGGGTATTACCCCGAATCTATAGTAACCGCGGGTACTACATGGTTGGGGAATGAATTTGATTCTGCGTTATTAAACGGAGCTTTACTAGAAGCTATACGATTTCTTAAAGGTGAACAGGATATAATAGCTAATTATGAAAAGCTCTATGTACACGCTATAGGGTTACTCAAAAATCTCGGTGGTGGTAAGTTACGAGAAGATGCTTATCGTTCAGGACAATATAGACAAGCTGTAAGTTAGGAGCAGGTTATGGCAATTACACAAGCAATGTGTACCTCTTTTAAACAAGAACTACTAGAAGCGGTACATAATTTTAAGAACAGCGGCGGGGATACTTTTAAAATAGCCCTTTATACTTCTAGCGCGAGTTTGGGTGCCGGGACTACCGCGTACACAACAAGTAATGAAGTAGCTGATGGTAATGGATATTCTACTGGTGGTAATACTCTTACCCGAGTAGACCCTTCCAGTAGTGGTACAACCGCGCTTACCGATTTTGCCGACACGACTTGGAGCAGTGCTACTATTACAGCGCGAGGAGCGTTGGTGTACAACAGTACTGATTCAGATAAAGCTGTTGCTGTTCTTGATTTCGGGGCGGATAAAATCTCTAGTGGTGGTGATTTTACTGTCTCGTTTCCAGCAGCGGACGCGAGTAATGCAATAATCCGCATAGCCTAGTCAAGAAGAGTCAATTGTGTCGAATACACATTTAGGGGGTTGGGGACGAGGTACTTGGAACCAGAATGCTTGGAATACACCCCTATCTGTACTTGTTACCGGTGTCGCAGGCACCTCTGCCCTTGGTTCTGAAACCGTAACGGGTGGTGCGACTGTAGTAGTAACAGGGGTAGCTGGTACATCTGCCCTTGGTTCTGTATTGGCGGGGACTAGCGCGACAATTTCTGCGGTGGGGGTAGTTGGTACAGGTAGTGTGGGTGTTCCATTGGTTTGGGGTGATATAGATACTAGTCAGGTACCGAATTGGCAAATAGTAAACACTAGCTAAACATCGACTTGGGAAATTATTAGTGGATTTTAGGTGTATATATAGTAATATAACACAAACTTAGGAAAGAATCATGGCATCAACATATACAACAGGTTTTGGTATCGAGAAAATAGGTTCTGGTGAACAGGATGGTACGTGGGGTACCACAACAAAC